ACCGTCAAGCTCAACCGCAGCATACGGCTGGCCTGCTGTTACCTCAAGCTCACCAAGTGCAGCCTTCGCGCCTATACCATCGAGGCTGACTGTCGCAGGCGCAGCGGTGCCGTAAGTGAGCTTTCCAAACCGCCCCGATGATTTCTTTTCAGGTGCCTTCGCAGTGATGCTCCAAACGTATCCGCCTCCACCGTTCAGAGTAAAATCAGAAGGCAGGTCGATTGGAATAGAATCAATCAGGGTGGTGCGGGCTTCATCGCTGTAAGCTTCAAAATATAGCTTACCGCCAATGCCCTCATTTGTATGCCGAACAACGAAGTAGAAGTCCTGGTCAAGGGTCAGGGGTATTACATCCGCGACGTATGTCTCCAGCCATGTCGCGTCATCGATGAACTCAACCGCATTGATGCAGTAACAGGTCCCGCTCCCCGTATGCGGGTTCGTCCGCAGCTCGAGGTAATAAGTATATTTTGGCGTCCAGCCTTCATTATACTCCTCATCCAGGATACCCCATACCAGTGTGCCGTTTATCCCGTAGAACTCTATTTTATGAGGAAGTCCCCACGCGCCTATCCCGCCGGAGAACTCAGATATGTTGATTACAAACTGATGGATGAAGTACGACGCAGTTACCTTGTTGACGGTCCCGTAAACAGCAGCCATCGCGTCCGGGCCCGGAGGCCATTCATCCCAGTCCTCATCGGACGTGCCCACGCGCATGTCCGTCCACTCGACCCAAAGAGGCGTGACGGATGTGATGAAGTCATAAATTGGGAAGGACTGCCATACAACCGTGCCATCGGTGGTTTCGCCATAGATGGTCGTATTCCAGGTCGGCTCAGAGCCGCCAGCCGTTCCGGGGGTTTTGCACCTGAAATAAAGAGGAATCTGGTCGCCGTTAAACGTACCATAGACAGGTGTACTCGGATAAACTGAATCGTCTACATAGCCGAGCATGGCAATGCTCAAGCCCTGCCTTATGTAGGCATGACTTGCCTGCCAAGTCTGCGTATTGGCATTATAGCGGTCAGCCGGGTCATAGACCCCATAAACGCCGCGAGGGCCAGCATAATCAGTCGCGGTAAAATCCTCGAAGGAAGGGATAAGGACAGTAACCTCACCAAGTGCTGCCTGTGCGCCGATTCCGTCGAGGTTGACGGTCGCGGGCTGTCCATCGGATACTTGAATCTCGCCTAATGCACCGATTGCACCGATGCCATCAAGTTCAACGACGGCAGGCACGGTAACAGTAATCTCGCCTAAGGAGCCTGTCGCCCCAATCCCCCCAAGTTCTACAGTCGCGGCTGATGCACCCGAATAGGTGAAATTTGCTATGCGGGTGTTGTAGGTCGCTGTGTCAAAACGGAGCGTAATCTGGTCGAAACCCGTCCACTCAGCATAATAATAAAAAGACCATGTTGCCGCATCTAATTGTGTGGCATCGACTAATTGCTCAGTAATAAAGGTTGCTGATGCTGATGCTGGCCCAACCTCCTCATAGACATCTGCCATGTCTATAGTGAGGACAACCTTTATGGCATCGCCTGCCGAGAGAGCCGTCTGCGGGCAACTCCAGGTACCTGGTCCAGGATATGTACTGCGGCCAGCAACCCCTTCGGCAATCGTAGTCTCGCTGCCATTAGAATGACGAATGTATATGGAGGCAGAAATGCTGCCGTCCGGTTCAGCACCACCGCCCAGCGTGCAGACGAGCGAGCCAAGCGTTCCAGACCGTGAGGTAAGGAGCTTCTTAGCAAGCAGCGAATTTATTGTATGTGTATCGCTACGAAAATAGCGAGTTTCAGAAGCCACAGGCGCACCTCGATAGAAAGAAAATCAAGGGGAGTTTCCTCCCCCTCCTTTAGTCCTTGATAGCTGCTATCTTATTTGCGCCATTGCTCCAGTTCAGGTTGATGCCGTTCGTCGGGGCAACAGGCAGCCCGCTGGATGCCTTACCGTGGATGAAGGCTACTCTACGGGTTGAGTTTGCCGCGCCTGAGAACTCCAGATATGACGCGAAGAATTCACAGGTGTCTCCAGCCTGTGCGCCAAAAGCAATGTTATCAGCGTCATACACGCCGAGAGTATATGAGCCGTTGACATGGCTCTGTGCTGTGCCGACTATGCCCGCCGCGATATCGTCGAGAAAGTCTATCGTGGAGAGGTTAAGCACCCGCCCGCCGCTCGTATACGCCCCGCTGCCAGCCACGTTTGCGCCCGTCGAGGGGTCGGTAAGCTCCAGGGTGTTCGTGGTTACATTGGCAGCCTTGAAGATTCCATTCGCCGCTGTGTTGCCTCCGATATTGCCACCGTACACCAACTGCCCATTGGAAAAGCCGTGAGAGGCAGCCGTCACAACGATGGGCGTGGCATTTGTCGCGCCCGTAACCGCCGTTCCGAGGTCGTCAAGGTCCATCGGGACGGTCTTCACAGTGTACACCGGCAGTGTCGCGTTTCCTGCCAAGCACGTCTGCCACATCCATTCCCGGAACTTCGGGAGAATCGTCAATGCATCCATTTTAAAAACCTCCTGATTTGTTGTTTATTTATCTACCTTCTTTATCTCTATCTCGTAATGGTTCGGCCTGTCCTTTTCAGGAAACTGAAAGTACAGGTCAACGTTTTCGCAGGGGTGAAAGTCCATGATGAAATACGGCTTCTGCTTCTTCCCCTTGTAATGGAATAAATCCCAACAATTCTTGGCTTCGTTCCATGTGAGGGTTACGCGCTTCATTTCCTTGTCCCGAAGTAGAATCCCACGCAAAGGGTGGATAACGCCCCTGCCTGTGCCACGAACTCGGTTACGCTCATCCTGCCCTCGATGGTGAGCCATATCATCATCCCCTGATAGGTGAGGAAGGAGAGCCACGCTATGCCCGGACGGACCGAGGCCCGGAGACCGTTCACAATCCTTCCGGTGTACTGCGCCTCCGGCTCCGTAGCCTTCACGAAGTCCACAAGGGTCTGGGATTCCTGCATGGCGAGCTTGCGGGCTTCGAGCTTGAACTGCTCCCTCTCAGCCTCGGACATCGAGGGGGGAAGGTACTTGTCAGCGGCCTTGCCGATGACTTTGGATATGAGGTCGATGCCTGCGGTTACGGGGTCGAGGGCCATTACGCGAACCTCCCTTCAAATTTGATATACCGCCCCGGTGAAGGGGATATCAGGGCTTCATGGTTCGGCTTGTTGATACGGGGAAGGCTCACATGAATCCAATCCGTAGCCCTTATCTCGCAGATGCACTGCCCGAAGGCCAGCCTTGAATCCTCCACAATCCACCTGTAGACATCCTTCAAGGGTGCCTCAAGGGATATGAAGTCTGCCGCCTCTCCGTAGCAGTGTTGGCTCGTATCCGCGCCGCCCACCCTCTGGTTGACGGCAGGGGAGCGATAGCCGCTGTTGATATGAATCTTTCCCCACCTGTCCCTTATGGGCTGCAAGATGAAGTTGGCCAGGTAGAGGAGCTTTTCCTCCTCCTCCACGTCCGGCTGATTCGGAAGGCCCGTGACGGTCTTGGTCAGCTCGGAGAGTGAGAAATTCTCGCTTAATTTCATTTCGGCAACCTCTGAAGGATTTCGTTCATCGTACCCTGTAGGGTCTTCTGGCTTTCCTTGATATTGTGAAGGCTGTCGTCTACGCCCTTGTGTGTAGCGGCGCAGGTATTACGCCAGACCGTCCCTTTTTCGATAGACTCGATATCCTTGTCCTGCTTATCCAACCTCTTATTTATCCCAAGCAATGTAAGTATTGCCATGAGAATTCCACCACCTGCGCCAGCCCCAGCAGACTCAATGTCCATGCCCCACCCCTGAAAGGTTTATTTAAAATCCGGGTCGTTCTTTGCCGTCAGCCGTTCGATAGCCATAGCCTCAAGCTCGGCCTGAATCTTCTTGCGCCTTCTGTGTCCGGGGTCTTCCGGCTTCTGGTATACCTGTACGGCACTCAAAGCCGCCTCATCCTCGACCTCGTGGTAAGTGAAGCCCGGCGCTATCTCGTGTTTGCCAGGCTGCAAAACGGCCTTGTCTGTTATTTCTCCCTGCAAGTTCTTGAAGTACCCGAATCCTGTCTTAACTTCGATTTCCATAAAGCCTCCTATGAGCCGATGGGAAGGGCGTAGACCGTATTCCCCGATTTGCTTGAGGTTACCTTCCAATAATCATTTTTCTTAACTCGAAAAGCGATATAGGCTTGTTCTGCACCGTCATTACCAAGATAGCGTGCTCTCACTGTTGTCGGTGGATTCGATGAATTCGTCAACCCCTGAAGATCCGGGATTTCACCCCCAGAAGTAGACCGGAGATAGACATCTAAATCAGTGCTGGCCTGGTAGACCGTGTTGACAGATTTTGCCGCATCCCATGCACCGAGAACGGCGCTTATCGCCGAGGCTCCGAGCTTGCCGCCCTTTGTCCCGTCTGAATGGTCATGCCCCGCCACCTTGCAGGGGTTCAGCAAGAGCCATGTCGTTCCCTTCCTGTAGAGTATGGCGATATGGTCCTGCGGCATATCTCCGGGGCTCAGGGCCGCGCTGTTTTCTCTTACGATGGTCTTTGCGCCGTCTCCGGCATCAAGCGTCGGGGTTCCGGTTGCGTTCGCGTTCGTGACCTTCAGGATGACGCCTATACCCTCTGTGCTTGCTTTACCAGGCGCGATATTCGCGATATAGGCATCTGCGGCCCCGGTATCAACCGCATACACCACGGCAGGGTTTGCAGGGTTTAGAAGTACCCATTTATCGAGGCTGGCATCAAAAACCAGGTCTATCCGGCTATTCGCCCCAGGGATGTCGCCGGGAACAAGAGGCAGATTCCCAAACTTGACTATAGTCTTGGAAGCAAGGGCGTTCAGGGTAAATGAAGGGGTCGCCGTCGCGTTCGCGCCCAGAGCCTCGATGCAAACCCTCAGGTTATTCGTGAGCGCAGCGGGTGCAGGCACGATGTTTGCCGTGATTGTGTCAACAGTTCCACCGGCCACGCCTTTAAGCGCGGGGTCGGTAAGGCTCAAATCACCGTCTACGAGCTGCAGACCGGCTCCGATGGACACCATCGTATCCAGAAGTTGTGTAGCCGTCTTTGCGACAGGTGCGCCGGTCGCATCGAAAGCCAGTACCTTATTGACCCTTGCAGATGGCGTGCTCGCTATACCCTTATCGTCCGTCTCTTCAATGGGGAGCTTTATCGCTCTTTTGACATCACGCCTCAACTGCTGGGCGAGCCGCACTACCTTGTCGAGGTCATTGTCGAGGGTGGCCGCGAGAAGGTCGCCATTGTCCTGGTAATCCGTCGTCGTCCGCGCATACGGAACCTCGCTTGCTATGGTTACGGCTGTAAGGTTTACCGGGGCCGTCCCGAAGACCACATTCCCGCCGCCGTCATTGCCTACGCCGGTAACTGCGTAATCCGTGTTGAGAACCTTAGTCACGCCGTCGAGGGTAACTTTCAAGTCCGAGCTCGCGAATATCTTAAAGCCGTAGGCGAATGAGGTTGTAACCCCGTTCCCTGTGTAGCTGTTCATCATTGCCTGGTCTGTCATCGGCATGGCCTGAAACCTCCCTTAAAGTTCGACCTGTACTTCGTGTACTTCCTGCCCTGGCCGCCATTCTCTGCGTGGCAGCAGGTCAGCTTCTTTCACTATCCTTCCAATCCTTACAGGCAGGTTAAGTATGCAGCCAGCCCCGGCGTCCAGAAGGTCGTCCGGCTGGTCTGCCTTTATCGGCTGCCAATCCCTCATCTGCTCAAAAAGGCCGCTTTCAAGTATGCCCCTGTGAGCATGGAGGAAGCGCCCCGAAAGAGGTGTCTCGTAAGCGGAGAGTATCCTGTCTGACTTCCGCGCCTTCTCGACCTCTTCAGTTATCCCGCACTGTACGCCATGCTCTTTGAATTCCTTACGAAGTATCGCGGGGAGAAAGCCGCCTATGCCGCTGGTCTTTATCGTTATCCCTGGTATCTGGTATTCGACTACCCTTTCCCGAATCTGGCTGACCTGGTTGTAGACATCGCCCGTGAGCACATCGAGGACATGCCAGAAAAGATGCCCGGCGTTATCCGCGAACATGACCGCGAAGGCGCTGTCGTCGCTGTCCTCTTTGCCCAGGGAGCAATCCCAACAGGCCCTGCAATTCACTATGGCCCTGTCCTCAAGGCTCATGGCCACTTCGCCGTTTGCCTGCCTGATATTTATCTCTGTGTCGTAGATCACCAGATGTTCCGGGTTAAGCCTTATCTCGTGAATAGGACGGGCCTTCAGGAAATACTGACTGTCCCATTCGTTCTGCGTCTTGCACTCGCGACGCCTGAAGGCTATCTCTTCTCGGGTAAATCTCTTGGGCCATACATTGCCCCTGTATAGGTCTACAACAGCGCCCTCTAAAGGCGCTTCTTTCAGGATTACGGTTCCCCTTTTGAGCTCGTACGCGCCGGCATCGAGTACCTCACGGCCCACCATGACATAGAAGTCATCAGGGCTTGCGACCTCGAAATTAAAGGCAAAGGCCTTTTTCTTCCCATCGCCCTCGTGCCTGGTATTGTGCCTGAAAAGGGCTATGGTCAACTCCTCATAGCCGTCTTTAATCTTCTCGTCGTAAATAGAATCATGCGTGTGCGGAGTGCCTATATAGAGAATCTTCCCGCCAGGCACGATGATGTGCGTCTCTTCGCCAAGTCTCTGCCTGAGGGTCGCCCTTGCGTCCGGGGTTTTGATGTTCTTCGGGACCTCCGTATCGTCGTTGCATATCTCGTCTGCCCTTGAGCCTGTGGCGTTTGAGAGGATTCCGTAAGCCGTCACGCTCGCGTTTCTCGCGTCCGGGTTCCCCACAATATTAAACTTTTCGACGCCAAGCTTTCCCTTAGTCATGCCGGCGCAGAGGGGATGTTTCATAAGGACATTCTTTGTATCCGAAGAAAGCTTTATTGCCGTATCGTCCTCAGAGCCCCTGTCTATGAATCTC